TGTTGTGGTGGTAGTGGTTGCGGTGGTTGTACTGGTTGTTGTGGTGGTAGTAGTTGCGGTGGTTGTACTGGTTGTTGTGGTGGTAGTGGTTGCGGTGGTTGTACTGGTTGTTGTGGTGGTAGTGGTTGCGGTAGTTCATTTCCACATACCGCACAAATAGTTGCATTAGATAAATTTTTTAATGTACAAATTGGACATATTACTGGCAATTTATGTCTACATATTTGACAAAATTCTAGTGTATCATCATCGTATGTTGCTGTGCAAGTTGTACATGTTCTAGTAACACCACCAATTTGATTATATTTTGTTTTTAAAATATTTTTGTACAATTCTAATTTTTTTTTATACAAATTATTATTATTCATATATATATATATATTAATATAAATTTGAGATTTTATAATTATATAATTTTGATAATTTTAAATCTTCATTTTTAGTTTTATTAATATCTAATATAAATTGTTCTTTATTACTTAATTTTAAATATATATATTTATTTTTATTTAATTTATAAGATTTTTTAACATATTCTCTAAATTCCTCTAATGTATTTACATTTCTCCCATTAATATTAATTAAAAATAATCCACTTTTAATTTCTAAATTAGTTTTCAAACTAGATCCATTTAAAACAGATGTAATCAAAATTTTTTTCTTTTGTAAATTTTCTATTTGAGAATGTTTTATAATATCTAATTTATTAGTTTCTATATTTTCATCACTTATATTATGAATATGGTTCATATTTAGATCCATTAATACTAACCCACCTATAACTTCATAGTCTAATTTTTGAAATGGAGGATATTTGTTTAGAATATTTATTCTAAATTTTGGATCTAATTTTATTGTTATTTCTTTTTTAACACTTTCTCTTACACAAAAAAAAGAAATTTTAATTTCTTCATCTAATGAAAATGTTCCAAATAAATTATTTATATATATCTTATCAAATGACCATTCGACAGAAATATCACCATTATCATCAATAGAGTAATCATTAATTTTATATACTATATCTGACTCTCTAACACCTGCTTTATATAAAGGAGATTCTTTTATTATTTTTTTTATTAATATACCATTATTATCATAGTATCCAAAAAATTTTCTTAAATCTTCATTTGTTTTTTGAATTATTACTCCTAATACCGAATCATATATAATTTTATCTTCAAATGTAGGATTTTTTAATTCATTTAAAATTACTTTTATATTATTTATTGGGATACTATAACTAATACCATCTATATCATTTCCAATAATTTTTTCACTATTAACCCCTATAACTTTATTTTTAAACAACAATGGGCCTCCTGAATTACCTTTATTTATTGGAACATATGTCTGTATTAATCCATTTTGACGACCTGATATTTTCCCACCAGTTACTTTTATATTAGAATCACCTAAGGGATATCCTATAGCTGTAACTGAATCTTCTGTTTTTATTTTATCAGAATCTCCTAATTCTAAAAATGTTTTACTTTTATATTCAATACTTTCTAATAATGCAATATCTCTATCAAAACATAATGATATCACAGATGCTTCATATTTTTTTCTCTCTTTTCCAGGTATTGTAAAGATTGTTTTAACACCATTAGCTACTACATGAGCACATGTTAATATTTTATTCTCTGATATAAAGAATCCTGTACCAACGCTTTCATATGATTCATCTACTGTAAATGGAGTAAAATTATTTATATCAATCGAACTTACAACTAATCTTATTATAGAACCAATATTTTTATCCATTATATAATATATATATATATATATATTAAAAAAAATTGAAATTTATAATATATTGTATTATCTAATAAGAAAATTTATTATTTAATTATTTATAATTAAAATGAGTTTTGCGTGTTTCACTCCAGGAAGCCGACAAATCGGAGACTCGAATATCTACAAAAGCTTACATAAAGCTGACTGTATTCCTATCATTCCCCGGAATAATAATAGTAATACAGTATTACAACAAAACTCATGGACATATGTCCATCACTCAACCACCTCAAATAGTAATACATCTTGGGGTGGTAATATAAATGTGTCGATGCCGACATGCGATAATAACAACACTGACATCAACACTGCCCTTAGTTGGACTTAATAAACTCTAAGCAAGATTTGGAACTAGGTCTCTTTTCTGACGAGGTTTGTAGCATATTACAGACTATCTGAATGAATTTTTTGTGATAGTCTGTCTTCCCTAAAGAAGATAGTTTGTTAATACTATTTGTAAATTTTTGTGTTTTCTTTAGTCTATTATCTTTCGTAAAATATGCTTCTTTCATATAACTTTTATTTATCATTTCATCTGGAATTGGACCACTAATTTCAATTATTTTTTTTAAATGTGTTCTAATTTGTTCATCTCTTTCATCATCAGTATCAAATAAAATTTTACCTGTAATTAATTCATAAATTGTACATCCTAATGCCCATATATCAGATTTAGAGTCATAACCTAATCTTAATAAAACCTCTGGAGATTTATAATATTTAGTTTGAATTGATTTTTTTTGTTTTTCGTTTTTTTGTTCACATGTTCCTAAATCTGTTATTACTATTTTTGGATTTTTCAAATAATCATCATTAATTAATTCTTCATCTGGTTCTTCATCTGGTTCTTCATTAGACTCACTTAAATTATTTATATCTGAACTTGAAAAGTCATAATCATCTTCATCTATACTTAATAAAGAAATTTCATCTTCATCTTGTTTTTGAGAACAAATTGATGATGACTCATCTGAATCATATGAAGAAGATGTATAATCATCGGATGAATCAGAAAATAATTCTATATTTTTTTCAATATATTTTTTTATAGACTTTAATCCTATTTTATTTTTAATATTATCTAATATTTTTTTATTATCATTGTTTATACCACTTAATAAAATATTCTCTGGTTTAATATCAGTATGAATTATTCCATTTTCATGCATTTTTTGTAAAGATTCTAAAATTTGTTTTGTAATATTAATTACTAAATCTATATCTAGTCCATTTTTATATTTACCAGAATTTATTAAATCATATAATGAACAAGCATAGAGATCTAAAACTATGCACACATGTTTACTTGTATTTTTGTTTGTTGTTTTATTAATAACAAATTCATCTACGCAATTAATAGCATTTGGAATTTTTAATTCTTTAAATTTTTTATAAATTTTTATTTCTTTTAATCCTTCTTTAATATCACCAGTATTATGAATCTTAATTGCGTAAATATTATTAGATTTGTTATTATTATTTAATTTATAAGTTAACCATACTGATGAATATGATCCGTATCCAATTCTCTTAATCAAAATATATTTATTATTATTGGATCCATTAAATATTTCTCCTGTCCAGTCTATTTTGTATTCAACTCCTTTAAAATCGTCTGAAATGTTTTTTTTGTTTAATTTATTCATATCAAAATATATAATAATATCTATTTAATTGTTTAAATTATTTTAATAAATTTATATATAAATAATAATTAGTATAAATAATAATAAAATGACTGACATTAATATTTTTAATCTTATAAAAAATAATGAAACAAGTAAAATAAATGAAATATTAGGTACAGAAAATTTAAAATATGAAAATTTAATTAATCAATTATCATATTTTACTGAAGAAAATAAAGATATTACATTGGAAAATATATTATTAAATAATTACGATAATGAAATTTATAAAAATAAATCATCTATTTATGAATTACCAACATTTGAACTTGTGAAATTTATATTTTATATTGCTGAAATTTTTGAATTATCAGAATATGAAGAGATTTTTTCAGGAATAGGAGTATTATCACGATCAATAAGAAATTATAATCAAATAAATAATTATAAATTTGAATCTATAACATCAATTGATGGGAATTATTTGTACAATACCGATGGATATTCTTATGATAAAATAATTAAAAAAGATGTATTAGAATACATAGTGGAATATAATAATTTTTCGAATGAAAAGAAAGAATTATATATGAATAATACATTATTTATTTTTTCATGGCCAGACATTTCATATGTATTTATAGTTAATAAATTTTTAGAAATATTAAAACCAAAATGTTTAATTATAATTATGCCTTATAAATATAATCAAAATCAGATTTCAGAAAATTATAAATTAGATTATATACATTTAAAACAATTGTGTATAAGAGACACAATTCATAATTATAATAAAAATAGTCATTCGGTAATAAATATTTTTTATAAAAATAATTTGAATTTAGAAATAGATAAAATTGACGAGAATTTATTATTAAAAGAATATGAATATTCAAATATTGATATTTTAAAAGATTTATGTAATGATAATTTATTCCCAGAAGGCTTTTTTAATGATTTTTTAAATAATGAAATTATTGCAAAATTATTAATAGATAAATTAATAAAATTTAAAATAAAAAAGAAGCCGTCTTTTATAAATAATATTAATGAATTTAATGATTATATTGAATTATGTGATATATTAAAAATAAAAATTAAATTTAGAAATAATAATAAATTTAATAAATGTATTGAATTATGTAAAAAATTTAAAAATTGTACATTAAATGAATATACACAAGCACAAGAAAAAGGAATTATTCCACAATGGGTAAATAAATTTGATATTATAAAATATTTTGTTGATGAATACACAGATGTGAATAAAAATTTAATATATGAAAAATATTCTTAATTAATCTTCTGTAAATTCATTATCGAATATATGGTTATATTTTTCATTACTTAATTCTTTAATAATTTTTTTTTCATCTTCTAAATCTTTTTCTGCTATATAATCAATAAAATCCTCACAAATTTCTTCAAATTCTTCTTCAATATATAGTTCTTCATTACTTGAATTATTAAATGTATCTATTATATTTTCAAAACATTTGAAAAGTTTATATTCTAATTCATTTACTTCACCGTTTATAATAATTTCATTCTTGTCCATAAAATAAAATATGTGATATTTAGTTTGAAATAAAATAGGTATTGAATCTTCTGTCATATATGTTTTTTGTGGATTTTTTATATCATTTTTTATTTTATAAAATGATAATTTATTTGATAAATAAATATTAGTTCTTTCTTCTTCTTTTTCTTTTTCTCTATTTAATTTATTTTTTTGATATCTTAATTCTGAATTAATTTCCATTAATTCTTTTTTTTCATTATCTAATTTTGTTTTTGTATCATTATTATTTTCTTTAATTTTTTCTTTTACATCATCTGATTCAGATATAAATGTACTTAATTTATTTTTATCACTTAAATTAATATCTAAATCTTTATATTTTGATAATAATTTACTATTATTATCAATTATATCTTCAATATCTAATTCTTTATTAGATGTATTATTATTTTCTGAATTATCATTATTTATATTTTTTTCTTGAATAATATTCTGATTATTTTCTTTATTTTGAATTTTAGGATTTAAATTTTTATTATTTAGTAATTTTTCTAAAAAATTTTCATAAATATTTGAAAAAATTTTTGATGGAATTTCATTAATTTCTGAGAAAAATGACATAACACCTCCTATATTTTTTTCTTTATTATTACCATAATAAAATTCTATTTTATTATTTTCAAATATACCATTTATGTCACCTAGTGTATCTATTATATTGTTTTGGAAATAAGATTTTTTAAAAATTATTTTATTATTTAAATTTATATTTTTGTTACATAAATTTATAAAAAAAATTAAACTTTTATTTATATTTTTTGAATTAAATAATTCTTTTTTTTGATTATTTTCCAATATTGTTACAGTATTCATTTATGTTATAGTCAAATAATATTTTAATTTTAATTTAACCTTAAAGTATTAATATATATAATTATTTATTATGAATTTTTCAAATCCTAATCAAAATGTTAATCAAGTTGATAATAATAATAATATTAATTTAAATAATGCTCCAAATAATTTATATTATAATTATGATTTGAATAACAATTATAATTACAATATCAATCATATTTTTAATTTAATTAATATTATGGACAATTCTATAGTAAATAATTTTAATTTTTTAAACAATGAATTGAATAATTTAAAATTATTAATGGAAAAAAATAATAAATGCAATAATGAAAACAAAAATATAAATTATGATAATTTTAATAAAGTATTTAATAATGACAAATTATCAAAAAAAATAAATAATTTTAACTGTAAAAACGATGATGATTATTATTTATTAAAAAATAAAGATAATAATATTTTTTGTACAAAAGAAGAATTTGAAGCTATTGATAATATAAATAAAAAAATTAATAATTTAAAAATTAATAGTTTGAGTGATTTAATAAATTTAGGTATAAAATTTAAAAATAAAAAATATAAATATGATTATAAAAACAAAATATATAAAATAAATAATGAACAATATACCTTTAATCCTCATTCATTAGTTAAATTAATAAAACCATTAACTAAATTAAATAATCTTGTTGGTTTGACCAAAATTAAAAATTCAATTATAGATTTTATTTCACATTATTTACAAAATAATAAAAAACATGACAAAATGTTACATACGATAATTGAAGGACCTCCGGGAGTAGGTAAAACAAGATTTGGCAAAATACTTGCAGAAATTTATTCATCTCTAGATATTATTCCTTCTAATAAGTTTAAAATTGTTACAAGAAGTGATTTAATTGGAAGATATATTGGAGAAACTGATAAAAAAACACAAGAGGTAATTAATGATGCAAATGGTGGAGTATTATTTATAGATGAGGCTTATTCATTAGGATCTGGTGGTAAAGAATCTTTTTCAAAAGAATGTATTGATTGTTTAAATCAAAATCTAACTGAAAATAAAAAAAAATTAATTGTAATTATTGCTGGATATAAAAATTCTTTAAAAGAATATTTTTTTTCACATAATGAAGGATTAAAAAGAAGATTTCCATTTAAATATACTATTGAAGATTATTCATCAGAAGAATTAAAAGATATATTTATTTTATTTTTGAAAGGAAAAAATATAAAATTACATTATTCTACTAAAATTGAAGATATAGTTGAATTGTTTAAAAAATATAAAACTATTTTTAAAAATAATGCAGGGGATATTGAAAATATAATAACTTATTTGGAATTAATGTCGGATAGAGAAAATTTTGGATATAATAATGATTATAGAAAAATATATAATTTAGATTTAATTAAAAATTCATTTGAAAATTATAAAAATACTATTTATAATAAAGATAATAATTATATACCTTTTATGTATAGTTAAAGTATGAAAAAATCTGATTATTTTATAATATTATTGATATTTTTATTAATTGGTATTATGATTAATGATTATTTCAATAATTTTATGCAGGTAATATATTTATCTAAAAATATTAATAATAATATAATTTTTGAAAAATCATCTGGTCCACAAATAGAATCACCAACTGAATCACCAACTGAATCACCAACTGAATCACCAACTGAATCACCAACTGAATCACCAACTGAATCACCAACGGAAAAACCAACAGAAAAACCAAAAAATAATATAAAGCAATTTTATAAAAAAATAAACAATAAAAATAAAATAAATAATTTTGATTATTGTATTAATAATGGAGAAATCGATTTTGAAAATGAATTATATCCTGATATAAATTTATCTAAAACATTAATTATTCATTAAATTATGAATTAATATATATTAAATTTATTATTATATATTAATAATGGGTTGTTATAATAGTAAAATTTACGATAAAAGTATTATAACAAATAATTTTTATAATTTAAAAATTTGTACATTTTATATTGATATATCAAATTTATTTATAAAAGAAAATTATTTAGACCAAATAATAAATTACTATTTTGAATGTAATAATGAATATTATATTGATTTATTATGTATTCAAGGAATTGAAGATTTATATTTATATAACTTGATTATAAATAAATTTAATAAATATTTAGAAAAAAATAATATAAATAAATCAAGAAAAGATAATTTATATTACTATCCATATATAAAAAATACTAATAATAATACATTAACAATATGGAATGTTTCAAATGATACAAATAATATTATTAATTATAATAAACTTGTAATTTCAAGATATGAAATAATATGTTCAATGGAAAAATATTATAATATTAATAATCAAAAAAATAATTTAAATATTCATTATATTACAATTAAATTTTATAATAATTTAATTTCATGTTGTAATATTAATTTTTTAGAAAAAGATACAAATTATGATACAAATATTATAAAGTTTATTAATAATACATTTAAAATGTATAGAGCACAAGTTGATAATTTGGAAAATAATTTAAATAATAATATTGAAAGAAAATTATATTTTTTTTGTGGTAATATTGGAATAAAGGAAATACAAAATAATAAAATTAATACGAAATATAGTAATTTTATAATAAAATTAAAATTATTGGACATATTTAGATATATATCCGGGATTAAAAATAAAGTAGATATAATAAAATATAATTATTATACAAATATATTATGTTATAGAAATACTTTTATTTTTTTATACATTGATGTAGAAAATAACATTGATTATGATAATTATACAAAAATAAGTAATATGATTTATAAAAAATATGGAATTATAATTATTGATTCGTATATTGATAAATATATGAATAATATTTTTATAAATTTTCCTACAAATTGTATAATTTTATTTGATAAAAAATGGGAAAATAGTAAAAAAATAAATAATAAATCTATTTACAAAAAGATATCTTTTAATTAGATAATTGTATTATTCTTTTATTATTTTATCTATTAAATTATCAATATAATCATTTTTCTTTTTTTCATACTTAATTTGAGGTTTTTTTAATATATGTGGATGATTTTTAATAAATATAAAATCATTAATAATTACAATAAAAACCATTATCAACGCAATAACTAAAATATTATGGAATGGTATTTTTTTTTTTTGATGTAAAATAAATATTACAATTAAACAAAATATAGTAAAATATTTATGTACAGGTTTAGTTATATAATTCATATAATAATTATATATATTTGTTTTCTTATTTATTAAAAAAAATTGATAATTTTTTCTTATATTATTTAAACCCTTAATTATAGTATTAAATATACATGGCGACTAATAATGAAATAATTAGATTTTTGGACGAAAATATTTCTATTCCAAAGATAGATTCAGCTGAGATTAAAAAATTATCTAATAATGAAAAGTTTACAATATATAATGATATTTATTTGAAATTATATAATTATCGACTTCAAATAGATGAACTACGTGAGAAATGCTTTTCAAATATACAGACACTTTACAAAGATTTCAAAATAAAAGAAAATATGAGCACTAAATTTAGTGGTAATGAATCAGATGATCCTTTATCTGATATAGATGAGAATACAATATTTTCAAATTCAAAAAATGATAAATCAGATGATGAAGAAGATGGTGTAGAAGATGATGCTGTAGAAGATAAAGGTAACGATGATTCTAATAAATTAGAAGAATCTAAAAAAAATAAAGTAGAAAAAAAACCTAAAAAAGTTAAAGCAGTGAAAACTACTAAAGCTAAATCAACTAAAACTACAAAAACTACAACAAAAACAAGTTCTAAAAAATCAACCAAAAAATCTAAAGATAGTGAAGATAAAGAAGATAAAGAATCAGATAATGAAAATGAAGATAATAAAGATGGTGACTCTAATGATGTAAATGAAGATAATAATACTAAAGATTCAAATGAAGATGATGAAGATTCCAAAAAAATAAAGAAAACTAAGAAAAAGAAAACTAAGAAGGAAACGGAAAAAGAAACTGAAAAAGAAACTGAAAAAGAAACTGAAAAAGAAACGGAAAAAGAATCAGACACTGATAAAAAATCTAGTAAAAAATCTGAAAAAAAAACAACAAAGAAAACCACTAAGAAATCTCCAAAAAAATAAAAATTGATTATTTATTATTTTGGCCTAAGAAATATTTATTTATTATTATATGTTCAAAATTAATTATATCAAACCTCATAATAGTAATGAAATAAACAATAATTTTAATTATGATAAAGATTATTTAAATAAAAAATATAATATAAATACAGATAATAACAAATGTAATTTTGAATCATATGATAATAACAGTAACAGTAATAGTAATATTAATATTAATAGTAATATTAATACTAATATTAATAAAAATTGATTAAAAGTTTATTTATATAAGGATTTATTAATTTATAATAAATATAAATATTAAAATGGATGATATTAATATTGATTTACTAATTAATGATTTTATTA